GTAGGGTCCGCCTTTGAGGGGAGTGACTTAGAGTTGTTTGCCAAAGGAACATCAATACCTGGTGCTACCATTGGAACAGTTATAGTTCCTTATTTTGGTAGAGAAGTTAAATTAGCGGGAAATAGAACTTTTCCAGAATGGACTATAACGGTTCTTAATGATGAGAATTTTGCTATAAGATCGCAATTTGAAAGATGGATGAATTTTATAAATGATCATGGAGATAATACCCGTGGATCCAACAACTCCACAGCATATGTAACTAAGGGACAAGTTAAGCAATTCAGCAAAATTGGAACTGGAACCCCCTCTGCAGAATATTCATTTATAAATATGTTTCCAACTGATCTTTCGGAAATTACCCTTGATTGGGGAGATAATGATACCATTGAAGAATATACTGTCACTTTTGCTTATGATTATTGGACCCGTATCAAGTCCCCCATGACCGGTGGATCAGGTACGATAGCTGATGCCATAGTTCAAGGTACCGCCTCCAGCGCATAATTATCAAATTTCTGATTTTGCGAGTGAATAAATATAAACAACTATTGTTTTATTTTTATTTAACTCGCATTCAGGAAATATTATGCCTATTGAACTGTTCGGTTTTTCAATCGGAAAAAAAGAAAAGAAAAACGTAAAAGCCCAAACCTTTGCTGAACCAGAATATGAAGACGGATCATTAACCGTAGCATCTGGTGGTGCTTATGGAACATATGTTGATACAGAAGGAGCTATAAAAAGCGAGTCTGAATTAATAAATAGATATCGTGATATGGGTCTTCAAGCAGAAGTAGAATGGGCTATTGATGATATTATTAATGAAGCAATAGTGGCGGCGAAAGACAAACCTCTTGTAAGAATTAACGTAGATAATTTAAATGTTTCTGAGCCTATCAGAGACAAAATAAGATTAGAATTTAAAGCAATAAGTAGACTTCTAGACCTACAAAATTTAGGACATGATGTTTTTAAAAGATGGTATATTGATGGTAGAATTTATTATCATGTTATTGTTGATGAAAACAACATGGAAAAAGGTATTCATGAATTAAGAGTATTAGATCCTAGAAAAATAAAGAAAATACGAGAAAAGAAAAACGATAGACAGCCTGACGGTAAAACAAAAACCACCGTCACAGAATATTATGTTTATAATCAAAAAGGAATTTATCAATCACAGGGGCAGACAATGGGTACTGCTTTTACAAGTGCCGCCGCTGGTTTAAAAATATCTCCTGATGCGATTGTATATACACATTCAGGACTAATGAACAGTACACGTTCATTAGTTTTATCCTACCTACACAAAGCAATCAAACCATTAAATCAATTAAGAATGATTGAGGATTCTCTCGTAATTTATCGTATTTCACGAGCCCCAGAGAGAAGAATTTTTTATGTTGATGTTGGAAATTTACCCAAGTTAAAAGCAGAACAATACATGCGTGATTTAATGACACGATACAAAAACAAACTTGTTTATGATGCTCAAACAGGTGAAGTTAGAGATGATAGAAAACATATGTCAATGCTTGAAGATTATTGGATGCCAAGGAGAGAAGGAGGAAGAGGAACAGAAATTTCTACTTTACCTGGTGGTTCAAATCTTGGAGATATTGAAGATGTATTATATTTTCAGAAAAAACTTTACAAATCGTTGGGTGTTCCTATTTCAAGACTTGAATCAGAAGCAAATTATACGATTGGACGTGCTACTGAAATTTCAAGGGATGAAGTTAAGTTTACACGGTTTGTTAATAAACTTCAAAGCAGATTTAGTCTAATGTTTGATGAAATGATGGAAAGGCAATTAACTCTCAAGGGTATAATGTCTAAAGAAGATTGGAAAAATATTAAAAATGAAATATTTTATGAATTTGAAAGTGATAGTCATTTTGCAGAAGTAAAACATCATGAACTTGTGCAAGATAGATTGAACATTTTAAGAGATATGCAAGATTATGCTGGAAAATATTGGTCTCATGAATATATTAGAAAGCATATTTTAATGATGACAGATGATGAAGTTAAAACTAATGATGAACAAATTCAAAAAGAGATAGATGATCCTAGATTTTCGGGTGAAGAAGACATGCAGTTCAATTCTGCAGAAATAAATACGGATAATAAACAAGGAATCAATGAAAATATTGATAAAAAAATAGAAGAAAAATTTGAATTTGCGAAAAAAGAGAATGATATTAAAGATAAGGTAAATGATATTCTTTTTTCTGTTTTAGAAGATGATGAAAAATTTGTAGATTGATCCGCAGGTGGGTGCAGAGATATAAATGAAAGATGATCAAAAAGAGTCAAAAGACTTAGATTTAAGTAAGGTTCTAGCAACTTCTCTTGCTTATACTAAAAAACAATTAAAAAAGACTAAAGAAGAACTTGTTGAGGGTGTAAAAGAAATTTTAGATCCTGTTACTGGCGAAAAAGTCAAAGTTCTTGAGATTAAAGGTACTGAAGGATCCAAGGGCGAAAAGGGTGAAAGGGGCTCTGCAGGAGAAGCAGGCGCTAAAGGAGAAGCAGGAGAAGCAGGAAGAATTGGACCTCAAGGTGTTCTGGGGCCTCAAGGTGATCAAGGAGATACTGGTCCCATAGGCCCAAAAGGGGATCAGGGAGAACCAGGTGATGATGCTGATGTAACTCAACTTGAAAAAGAGTTAGATAATTTTAAAAAAGTTGTTAAGAAAGTTAGTGAAAAAGCTACCCAAACTGCACAAAAAGTAGCTGGAGCAAGTGGTTGGGGTGAATCTGGAGGTGGCGGAGGAGGAGATACTTCTTCGGGATCTGCGGGTTCATCTGGATCGTCTGGTTTAACATATGCTTCTTCAGGATCATCTGGCTCTGCTGGAAGTGCTGGTTCTGCTGGAACTGCAGGATCTTCGGGATCAGCGGGGGGAACCGGTTCAGCAGGAACTTCTGGCTCTGCGGGAAGTGCTGGAACTGCTGGTTCTTCTGGATTGACTTATGCTTCATCTGGTTCTTCAGGATCATCTGGCTCTGCTGGAAGTGCTGGATCTGCTGGCTCTGCTGGAAGCGCAGGAAGTGCTGGATCTGCTGGAAGCGCAGGAAGTGCTGGATCTTCCGGATCTTCTGGAGTTACAGGAACTTCTGGCTCTGCTGGAAGCGCAGGAAGTGCTGGATCTTCTGGAACTTCTGGAGTTACAGGAACTTCTGGCTCTGCAGGAAGTGCTGGCTCTTCTGGAAGTGCTGGATCGTCTGGATCGTCTGGATCTTCAGGAACTGATCCAATTGCTGTTGATCATATAATAACTGTTTTGGGAAATCCCGGAATCTTTGTTATAGATGGTGTTTCACAACCCACTATGACGTTTTATCGAGGACTTACATATAGATTTGATCAAACAGATTCTACAAATGAAAGAGGCGAAAACGATTATCATGCTATTCATGTTTCATTATATGAAGATGGAAGAATTGTTAATGATTGGACTCCTTATTTAGAGGGTTTTTTAAATTATGGTGTTCCTGGTACTGATGGATATGCAATATGGAAAGTGCCACAAACCGCCCCATCTACAATGTACTATGCATGTCACGCACATGCTGATATGGGCGGAGATGTTTTAATTGAAAATCTTTCAAGTGGATCTTCAGGAAGTTCTGGAACTTCGGGTGTTGATGGATTACTTGGACCAACGGGTACTGCAGGAACTTCTGGAAGTGCTGGATCTTCGGGATCTTCTGGAGAAGATGGATCATCTGGAACTTCTGGTTCTGCTGGAACCGCTGGTTCTTCTGGAACAGTCGGTACTTCAGGATCATCTGGTCAAGATGGTGGTTTTGGAGGAGCATCATTCGCATATCGTTACAGTACGAATCAATCAACAGATGATCCAGGAACAGGTAAATTAGCATTTACATTAACTTCTGGTTCTTTTACATACCCCACCACTGCTAATAGATTAAGAATAAGTGATACTGATCAAGATGGAACAACAATTGATAATTTTTTACAGTCAATTGATGATTCTTCTGGTACCCCAAAAGGTCATTTTCGGGTTTATGATAAGTCAGATCCGGATCAGTTTTTCTTATATACTATCAATGGATTCGATGGTACTCCAAATCCTTCATGGTATTATGTAAATGTTACATATCTAGATTCTTCATTAAATGATTTTTCAAATAATACTGAACTTGTTGCTTCATTTGCGAGAACTGGTGATTCTGGAACATCTGGAACATCTGGAACTGCTGGAAGTGCTGGATCGTCTGGATGGACATATGCTTCATCTGGATCGTCTGGATTAACATATGCTTCTTCTGGTAGTTCTGGAGGAACAGGAAGTCATGGAACTGCAGGAAGTGCTGGTTCTGCTGGAAGTTCTGGATCTTCAGGAAGTTCTGGATCTGCTGGAAGTGCTGGATCTTCAGGACAAGATGGTGGTTCTTTTATTCATACTCAAACTATAGCGGCATCAGTCTGGACAATAAATCATAATTTAGGAGTTAGACCATTAAACATAACAGTAGTAAATTCTACTTATGATGTAATTTATCCAGAATCAGTTCGATATACAAGTTCTAATACTGCAAAACTAGTATTTGCTTCTGCAATATCAGGATGGTGTTCATTAACTTTTGGTGAAGGATCTTCTGGAACTGCTGGATCTTCAGGAACTTCTGGAATGACATATGCTTCATCTGGTTCTGCAGGAAGTGCTGGATCATCTGGTTCTGCTGGAAGTGCTGGATCATCTGGTTCTGCGGGGAGTGCTGGTTCTGCTGGTTCTGCTGGAAGTGCTGGATCTGCTGGTTCTTCTGGAAGTGCAGGAAGCGCAGGAAGTTCTGGCTCTGCTGGAAGTGCTGGCTCTGCTGGAAGTGCTGGTTCTGCAGGAAGTGCTGGATCTTCTGGATGGACATATGCTTCATCTGGTTCTTCTGGAAGTGCAGGAAGCGCAGGAAGTGCTGGTTCTGCTGGAAGCGCAGGAAGCGCAGGAAGTGCTGGTTCTGCTGGAAGTGCTGGTTCTGCTGGAAGTGCTGGTTCTGCAGGAAGTGCTGGCTCTGCAGGGAGTTCTGGCTCTGCAGGAAGTGCTGGATCTTCTGGATCTGCTGGCTCTGCAGGGAGTTCTGGTTCTGCAGGAAGTGCTGGATCTTCTGGATCTGCTGGCTCTGCAGGGAGTTCTGGTTCTGCAGGAAGTGCTGGATCTTCTGGATCTGCTGGAAGTGCTGGCTCATCTGGTTCTGCTGGAAGTGCTGGCTCATCTGGTTCTGCTGGAAGTGCTGGATCTGCAGGAAGTGCTGGTTCTGCTGGTTCTGCTGGTTCTGCTGGTTCTGCTGGATCTGCAGGAAGTGCTGGCTCTGCTGGTTCTGCTGGATCTGCTGGATCTGCTGGCTCTGCTGGAAGCGCAGGAAGTGCTGGCTCTGCAGGGAGTGCTGGATCTGCAGGAAGTGCTGGATCTTCGGGATCATCTGGATTAACTTATGCTTCGTCTGGTTCATCTGGAACTTCTGGAACTTCGGGAACTGCTGGAAGCGCAGGATCTTCTGGACAAGATGGTGGTTCTTGGATTCATGTTCAAGGTACACCTTCACTTGTCTGGTTAATAAATCATAATTTAGGTGTTAGACCATTAAACATTGAAATTATTGATATCAATTATAATGTTGTTGTTCCAGAAACTATTCAATTTATAAGCTCTAACGATGTAAAAATAGTCTTTGCTACTGCAATTAAAGGTTGGGCGGCATTAACTTTTGGAGAAGGATCTTCTGGTACATCTGGAACTTCTGGAACTTCTGGTACTGCTGGATCATCTGGTTCTTCGGCAACTGCAGGAAGTGCTGGATCATCTGGTTCTGCTGGATCATCTGGTTCTTCAGGAAGTGCTGGTTCTGCTGGTTCTGCGGGAAGCGCAGGAAGTGCTGGATCTGCTGGCTCTGCTGGAAGCGCAGGGAGTTCTGGTTCTGCTGGAAGTGCTGGTTCTTCAGGAAGTGCTGGATCTGCTGGCTCTGCTGGAAGCGCAGGAAGTGCTGGCTCTGCAGGAAGTACTGGATCTGCTGGTTCATCAGGAAGTTCTGGCTCTGCTGGTTCTGCAGGAAGTGCTGGAAGCGCAGGAAGTGCTGGATCGTCTGGACAAGATGGCGGTTCTTATATTCATGTACAGGGTTCAGTATCACTCGTTTGGTTAATAAATCATAATTTAGGTGTTAGACCATTAAACATTGAAATTATTGATATCAATTATAATGTTGTCATTCCAGAATCTATTCAATTTATAACTTCCAATGATGTAAAAATAGTATTTGCTACTGCAATTAAAGGTTGGGCGGCATTAACTTTTGGAGAAGGATCTTCTGGTACATCTGGAACTTCTGGAACTTCTGGAAGTTCGGGAGTTGGAGGAACTGCTGGATCTTCAGGAAGTGCTGGAACTGCTGGAACTGCTGGATCATCAGGAGAAGATGGAGAATTTGGTGGAGCGGCTTTTGAGTATGATTTTGAAAACACAACATTTACAGGAGCCGCAAGTGATCCAGGTGCTGGTAAACTTGAAGTAGGAATTAATACTGGAACTGCACCTACAGATTTTTCTACAGTTAATAGAATTTCTATAAGTGAAACTGATACAGATGGTACAGGCGTTGAAAGTTTCTTAAATCAAGTGCAGGCATCTACTTCTGCTATTAAAGGTCATGTAAATATTCATAAAAGGTTTTATGCTGATCAATATGTATTGTTTACGATTTCAAGCATTACTGATAATACAGATTTTCAAGAAATAGAATGTGCAAAAGTTGGAGGACAAAATACTTTATTTGATGATGCTGAAGATATAGTTGTTTCATTTGCTAGAACTGGTGATTCTGGAACATCTGGAACATCTGGAACTTCTGGAAGTGCTGGTTCTGCAGGGTCATCTGGATTAACATATGCTTCTTCAGGATCATCTGGTTCTGCAGGAACTTCTGGAACTTCTGGAAGTGCTGGTTCTGCAGGAAGTGCTGGCTCTGCAGGAAGTGCTGGATCGTCTGGAATGACATATGCTTCATCTGGTTCTTCTGGAAGTGCTGGATCTGCAGGAAGTGCTGGCTCTGCAGGAAGTGCTGGCTCTGCAGGAAGTGCTGGAAGCGCAGGTAGTGCTGGTTCTGCAGGAAGTGCTGGTTCTGCTGGTTCTGCTGGAAGTGCTGGGTCTGCAGGAAGTGCTGGCTCTGCAGGAAGCGCAGGAAGTTCTGGAAGTGCTGGATCGTCTGGATTAACATATGCTTCATCTGGATCATCTGGAACAGCAGGAGAAACAGGTTCTGCGGGAAGTACTGGAAGCGCAGGAAGTTCTGGATCGTCTGGATTAACATATGCTTCATCAGGAAGTTCTGGCTCTGCAGGGAGTGCTGGATCTGCTGGCTCTGCTGGAAGTTCTGGATCTGCTGGAAGCGCAGGAAGTGCTGGTTCTGCAGGAAGTGCTGGAAGCGCAGGAAGTTCTGGATCTGCTGGAAGTGCTGGCTCTTCAGGAAGTGCTGGAAGCGCAGGAAGTTCTGGCTCTGCAGGGAGTGCTGGATCTGCTGGCTCTGCTGGAAGTTCTGGTACTGCAGGAACTGCTGGAACTGCTGGAACTGCTGGAAGTGCTGGAAGTGCTGGTTCTGCTGGATCGTCTGGACAAGATGGCGGTTCTTATATTCATGTTCAAGGTACACCTTCGCTTGTCTGGTTAATAAATCATAATTTAGGAACTAGACCATTAAACGTTGAAGTTGTAGATACTAATTATAATGTAATTTTTCCAGAATCAACTCAATATATAACTTCTAATGATGTAAAAATAATATTTCCTACTGCAATAGCAGGATGGGCGGCATTAACTTTTGGAGAAGGATCTTCTGGTACATCTGGAACTTCTGGTACATCTGGAACTGCTGGAACTGCTGGCTCTGCTGGAAGTGCTGGATCTGCTGGCTCTGCAGGAAGTGCTGGCTCTGCAGGAAGCGCAGGAAGTGCTGGCTCTGCAGGAAGCGCAGGAAGTGCTGGATCTGCTGGAAGTGCTGGAAGTGCTGGAAGTGCTGGATCTGCAGGAAGCGCAGGAAGTGCTGGATCTGCTGGAAGTGCTGGTTCTGCTGGATCGTCTGGATTAACATATGCTTCATCAGGAAGTTCTGGCTCTGCTGGAAGTGCTGGAAGTGCTGGATCATCTGGAACTTCGGCAACTGCAGGAAGTTCTGGCTCTGCTGGATTAACATATGCTTCATCTGGATCGTCTGGCTCTGCTGGTTCTGCGGGAAGTGCTGGATCATCTGGTTCTGCAGGAAGTGCTGGCTCTGCTGGTTCTGCAGGAAGTGCTGGAACTTCTGGAACTGATGGGGCGGCAGGTGGTTCTTGGACTCATGTACAGGGTGTATCATCAATGGTTTGGTTAATAAATCATACTCTTAATAATAGACCGTTAAATGTTGAAGTTTGTGATAGTAATTACAATGTAATTATTCCAGAATCAACTCAGTATATAAGTGCAGATTGTGTAAAAATAATATTTCCTTATCCACAAACAGGATATGCCGCATTAACTATTGGAGAAGGTTCTTCTGGAACTGCTGGAACTTCTGGAACTTCTGGAGCAGATGGTACTAACGCTCCTGGAGGAGGAAATTCTCGCATTCAGTTTCATGCTACTTCTGGTTTTGGGGGTACAACTGATTTTATAATTGTTACAGGATCTCCAACAGTAGCAACCTTAACTGGAACATTCAATGCAACAACAGTCAATGGAACTAACATAAATATTGGTAGCCCAGGGAAACCAGCCGCCACAACAGATGATGCAACGGCTTTAGCAATAGCACTAGGATAAATAAAATATGGCAAACACTTTTAAGTTGAAGACTCTTGATAAATCAACATATACTGCGGATGTTCTAGAAACTCTTTATACTGTTCCTGGATCAACTACTGCTGTTGTTTTAGGGGTTTCTGTAACAAATATAACAGGATCAGGAATTGAAGTAGATATTCAAATTGTAGATGCAAGTCCTAGTACATCAGTATATTGGGTTAAAGATACTTCTTTAGATTCTGGTGGTGTATTGGAAATGATGTCAGGCAATAAATGCGTTTTAGAAACGGGTGATATTATTAAAGTAGCAACCAATACTACCAATTCATTCAATGCAACAATAAGCGTAATGGAGATAACATAAAATGAGAATAATCGGAGGAGGACAATTATCTAAACACGGAACATCACTTCATTCTGGTAAAGGATCGGCTCTTATCACAGGGGATCTGGTGGGGGATGATGGCGGCTCAATGTCAGTTGGTGGTGCAATAACCGCTAATGGAACAATTAAAGTAAAAGAGCAAGCATCTGCTGATGGAGATACTGCCGCATATGGTCAATTGTGGATTAAAACTGCTACACCAAATGAATTATATTATACTACGGATGCAGGAGATGATATTCAAGTTACAGATGGTACAGGAATGGCAGGAGGTTCTCCGTGGACAACAACAGGCGCTGATGTTTATTTTAGCGGAGGCAATGTTGCTATCGGTTCTTCGAGTACGACTGTATATAAACTTGATGTAAATGGAGATTTATCATGTGATGATGTTTTTACCAATGATATAAATATGAGTAATGATCATCCTGATCATGCTGGTAATGAAATAGATGGGACTAAAGGCACATGGACGTTTCAGGAGGGAGAAGAACACATGTATTTGATAAACAGAAAAAGCGGAAAACGCTATAAATTAATGTTAGAAGAGGTATAAAATGTCAGTAAAATTTGCAGGATATACTACAGCCGCCAGGCCAGCCGGAGTTGATGGTCAAGTTATTTACGATACTGACCTATCACAACTGTTTATTTTTTGTGTTGGTAATGCGCCAGCGGGTGAATGGGAACTTATAGGTGGTAAGGGACCTTGGAAGTATCGTACAGTTATAACAACTGGTTATGCTCTTGGGGGCTATAAATCTGGAACTCCATGGAAAAATGTATGTAGAATGATGCATTCAACTGATACATGTACAAATTTAGGAGATATGCTATCTTATGCAGGATCATATACTGCTGGTAATTGTAGTTTGACACATGCATGGTTATATTCATCTGATAATGTTCATCCAGGATTTTCTTCACAAACTGTTTCAATTAATATGACAACAGAATCAAACAATAGTTATGGTGGAGGAACAAATATGACAACAGGACGTGGGGATCTGGCGGCAATGTTTAAAGAACATTATTTTGGATATATTGCTTCTGGTGGAAGTAATTATACAGATACACATAATTTAACC